TTCGCAGCTGCAACATCAGGAGCTGGCACAACATCTAACTCAGGTGCTGTAGTCTTCACAGCTGACGGTGGTGATTGGGGTTCAGTTACTCACATGGGTATACATGATGCATCATCCAGTGGTAACTTACTATGGCACGGAGCATTAGCAGCAGCTAAGACAGTGCTAGATGGTGACAGCTTAGAGTTTGCAGTTGGTAATATTGACCTAACTGTAGCATAAAGGGACAAGTCCTGTGGCTCAAGGTTATCGTATTACAGAGAGTGGTGACCTCAGGGTTACCGAACAGTCAGACTCAAGGGTATCTGAACGGTACTTTACAGGGTCAATCTCACTCTCAGGTTCAGGTAGCCTAGCACCATCAGGAAGCAGAAAGCAACAGGTATCAGCATCCTTAGCTAATGTTGGTAGTGTACTTTACGCAGGGACAATATCAAGACCTGCCTCTGTCAGTGCAACAGCAACAAGTTCGTTAGCTTCAAGTGCAGTTCTGATTAAGAATGGTGAGATAGCTCTACAGGGTGTAGGTACTCAACAAGCACAAGCCACAACAAGAGTTCAAGGTTCTATAGCCTTAAGCTCAACAAGCTCAAATGTGTCAGAAGCTAAACGCATTAAGAATGCAAGCTTCGCAGCACAGACAACAGGATCATTAGCTAACGTTGTCAACTTAAGACTGTCAGCAAGTTTTGAATCACCTGAAGATAACATCATACGCCTAACAGAACTAGGTGACACAAGAGTAACAGAAGATGGTAATGTAAGAGTTGCCAGTGATGCATCTCCTAACAGTGTATACGGTACAATTAATGCTGACGGATTAGTAAGACCATTCGCAGCTACAGCTTACATTAAAGAGAATGGTATCTGGAAAGAATTTGACCCATACGTTAAATGGGGTGGTGATTGGACTTTACCTGAGAAAGTCTACAAGAATGTTTCAAACAGATGGAAGAGGGTCTACTAAATGGCTAACATTAAAATATCCGAGTTACCAGCAGCCAGTGCAGGTACAGGTACTCAAGAGTTCGAGATTAATGATGGTGGTACATCCCGTAAGTTGACAGGTGCTCAACTCCTGACATATTTAGCAGGTAACCATACCCACACACTTTCAGATATAACCGATGCTGGTACGGCTGCAGCATCTGCTACTACTGACTTCGAAGCAGCTGGTACATCAGTAGCATTAGCAATAGCATTAGGATAATAGATCAATGGCAAACTTATTTAAAAATTATACAGTATCATGTACTGACACATCAGAAACAACAGCATACACAGTTCCAGCTGCAACAACAGCAGTTGTCATCGGGTGTAACGTAGCTAACACAGGGGCTGCATCATTAACGGTAGACGTTAAGGTGGCAGGTAAGTATCTTGTCAAAGGTGCACCAGTTCCTGTAGGGTCAGCTTTGTCAGTCCTAGATGGTAAGATTATCGGTGAAGCAACTGACGTAGTTACAGTTACCTCTTCAGATGCAAGTGGTGACGTAGATGTTATCGTGAGTGTATTGGAGCAAACATAATATGGCTGGATATATAGGAAGTAAATCATCTGTCACACAAGTTGATGGATACACGGAAGCTGAAGCTGATGCTGAGTTTGTGAATGATCCTAATGGTGCTATAACAGTTAGTGGCTCTAATGTTGGTATTGGGGCGAGTTCGCCTGAAAGAGCCTTGCATGTAAACTCAGGCACTGGAAACAATGTAGCTGTTTTTCAGTCTACAGATGCAGATGCTCGTGTAGAAATAAGAGACAGTGGTTCTTCGCAAGGTTACAACACCATATCAGTAACAGCTAATGAAATGTACTTTGGTACTAACAACACAGAACGTATGCGCATTACCTCATCAGGACATATTAATATATCCACTGACGACAAACAGATATTTTGGGGTGCAGGGTCAACAGCTATAGACGCAAGTTCTTCTAATAATCGTATTAGGTTTTACACTAACAACTCAGAACGTATGCGCATCGACTCGTCAGGCAAAGTGTTGGTGGGTAAGACTGCATCAGGTATGACTGTTAATGGAGTAGAACTTAGAACTGGTGAAACAGATGATTATGCTTTTACAGCCACTTCTTTAAACCAACCTGTATTGTTGCTCAACAGACATACAGATGATGGTATGATTATAAGGATGCGTAAGGCTAACTCGGATGTAGGTAATATTGGTACTGCAGATGGTAATTTACTATATATATGCTCAAATGGAAATGGAATAAAGATAGCAGCTCCTTCGTCGGGTGTAGATGCTTTTGGACCTGCTACTACCACTGGTAACAATAGAGACAATACAATGGATATAGGTTGGTCTTCTAATAGATTCGACGATATCTACGCAACCAACGGCACAATCCAAACATCTGACTTCAATGAGAAGCAAGACATAGCATCACTTACAGCAACAGAAATGTTAGTAGGTAAACGCCTGTCAGCATTGTTTAAGACATTCAGATGGAAAGACAGTGTAGCTGAGAATGGAGCTAACGCTAGAACTCATACAGGTGTCATAGCCCAAGACGTACAGGCGGCTTTTACAGCAGAAGGTTTAGATGCTGGTGACTACGCATTGTTTATCTCAAGCACATGGTGGGAAACACAAACAGAAGTACCAGCAGTTGAAGCTGTAGCTGAAGTAACTGATGAAGACGGCAACATAACTACAGAAGCAGTTGAAGCAGTAGATGCTTACACTCGTACTGACACATACGAAATAGAAGATGAAGCACCAGAAGGCGCAACAAGTAAAACTAGACTAGGTATTCGTTACCCAGAGTTACTATCTTTTGTAGCCGCATATAACGAACAACGATTTGCTTCCATTGAGGCAAGACTAACAGCATTGGAGGCTTAGAATATGTCAGGTTACATAGGCACACAGCCAGTACCACAGGCCACACAGACAAGGGATAGCTTTACAGCTACTGCAGGGCAGACAACATTTGCTACTTCAGGCTATACTCCTTTGTATCTTGATCTTTTCATGAATGGAATCCACTTAGTAAATAATACAGATTACACAGCTACGAATGGCTCAGATGTTGTCTTAGCATCAGGTGCAGCAGCAGGTGATGTAGTAGAAGTTGTTGCCTATACCACATTTGTAGTGTCAGGTGTATCAGGTGGTGGTATGTTTAAAGGTGACAACGGAACAGTTGGAACAAGAGCAGGTGACATCTTTCGAGTTAATGAACAAGAGCTAAACACTAACACAACAATTGACGCAGATGAAAATGCGAGTGCTACAGGGCCACTTACTGTGGCATCGGGTATTACTCTGACAGTCAATGGAAACTTAACGGTGATATAGATGAGTACATTACAAGTCGAAAACTTAATAGGACCAACATCTGGGTCTAATGCAAACAAGGTGATAATACCTAGTGGTCAAACACTGGATGCTAGTAACGGGTTTGTTGCTCCAGCAGGGAGTGTGATACAAACTATTTATTCGGAGTACTCAACTTATGGAAGTTCAACTTCTACGTCTTTTTTTGCAATGCCACTTTCAGCTACAATAACCCCTAAATTTAGTAATAGTAAAATCTTAGTTACTGTTTCCCTTAACGGTGTTTATATTACTGGAACTGGTAGAGTAGTAACACAGGAACTATATAAACGTATAGATGGCGGTAGTGCATCCAGTGTGCATAGGTTTAATAGTACCGCTGGTTATGTAGATACTGGAGATGAACCTAGTTACGGAACATATACAAATTCTTATAATTATATGGAAACCGCAGGTTCAACAAGCAGTCTACTTTATCAAATATATTTACAACAAAACAGTTCGGGGACAGTATTTTGGAACAACTATAATGTTCTTAATGGTGATACAAAATCTACAATGGTATTACAGGAGATTGCACAATGAGTACATTAAAAGTCGATAGCCTCGTTGAGAAGACCAGTGGCAATGGTGTGCATATTCCTGGGCATGTTATACAGGTTGTTAATATGGATACAGCTGCTGTAACAATATCAACTTCATCAAGTTTAACAGGTACAGATTTACTTTTAGACATCACACCTAAATTTTCTACGTCTAAAATACTAGTTAATATTAATGCTCACATGTCAGGGAATGGTACAAGTAGTGGTTTTATGCGAGTGTTACGTGATGCCAGCACTTTAATATCAGCTGATGAAATATTCTTCAGTCGAACAGGTGATAATTACAATATGAATGGTATACAAAAATTAGACTCCCCTAATACAACATCTACCATACAATATAGGTTATGGATAAGATCAAATGTTGGAAGTATTAGATTTAATCAAGATGGTGTATCAGACATGACATTAATGGAGATCGCACAATGACCAGTATAATAAAAGTCGATACTCTACAGAAAGCCAATGGTGGTACACCAACAGCGGCTGATTGAGGGATTAATACATCAGGTAATGTGTTACAGGTTGGTAATGCAGTTTTCACAGGTCACATGAGTATAGGCACTTATAATTATACTAATGTTACAAACCTAAGTGTAACACTTACACCTAAGTCAACAAACAGTAAATTTATATTATGTCCATCTCTCTCTATTTCTTGTGATTATTTTTCTATGGGCTTTCGCATACTGCGTGATAACAATACCCAAAGTGACTATATAGCATCAGGTGTTGAAAGTAGAACAGCAACAACAGCCCATATAAACCCATACAAATCTGGAGACACTGGGGGTACAAACTCTTACCAAGCCTTCTATATGAGTGGTGATTACGCAGACAATACATCTGCATCTGATACAACAACTCCTATAACATGGCTGATACAAGCAAGTTGTTACAATGGTGGAGCTATCAATAGAGGTAAATCTGAGGCTAATAATAGTGCATACTATCAATCAGTATCTTCATTTGTAGTGTACGAAATACAAAAATAACGGCTAAAGGAGGCCAAATAAAATGACAACAATATCAACAGCATTATCAGAGTTGGGTGTTACAGAGTGGGTACTCCGTGGCGAACCAACAACAGAAGCTGAGTTCACAACCATGTACGCCAAAGTAACTGGCGCAGATGCAAATGGTTCAGCTATTGAGAGCCAAGACCCATCTGATTGGGGTACAACTTGGTCGGCAGTATCAGCTAAGAAAGATGAACTTATTGCGGCTGAACCTATGAAGGCACTTAGAGCAGAACGTGATCGTTTGATTGCAGCTACTGATTGGTGGGCAGGGTCTGATCATACAATGACTTCTGCACAGACTGCATACAGACAAGCACTACGTGACATTACATCAAGTGCAACTTCACTAGATGATGTCACGTGGCCTACAAAACCATAAGGAGTAACTTATGACTAAAGCTAGACAATTAGCAGACTTGGGTAACGCCTATGACGATGGGGCTTTGTCGAACAGGAATATGATAATCAATGGTGCTATGCAAGTGGCACAACGTGGGACGAGTTTTAGTCCACCTTCTCAGGGCGCTTATGTTGTTGATCGTTTCCATCAATACCAAGGAGGTGGCGGTGTTCTTTACTATGAGCAATCTACGGATGCTCCATTAGGGTTTAGCAACAGTTTAAAGATTACAGTCAACACCGCAGACAGTAGTATTGCATCTGGTGATTATTACTATATGCGCTACGAAGCAGAGGGTTTAGACTGCTCAAGATTATCATTAGGCACAAGCAATGCCCAAAAGTTTACATTGTCATTTTATGTAAAAAGTTCTTTAACAGGGACTTTTAGTGGTGCTTTTCAAAACGCCGCAACAAATCGTTCGTATGTTTTTGAGTATACTATTAATTCAGCAAACACATGGGAGAGAAAAACTGTTACAGTAGATGGTGACACGTCTGGAACTTGGTTAACAAATAACTCTGTAGGACTTAGAGTTGCTTTTGATTTAGGTAATGGGTCAAGTTTACGATCTTCTGCTGGCTCATGGGCTTCTTCTGGAAACTATGGTTCTACGGGATCAGTAGAATTAGTTGAAACTGCTTCTGCTACACTATACATCACAGGACTTCAACTAGAGGTCGGCGACACTGCAACTCCATTCGAGCATAGGTCATACGGAGATGAACTGGCGAAGTGCCAAAGGTATTATGAAGAACCTAATGGTAGTTCTAGAGTTGGTGACCCAAGTTCAGGTACATACTCAGTTCAATACAACTATACTGTTACAAAGAGGGCGACCCCTACAATATCAACAACTACTGAAGGGACTAGAGCAGGTGTATCTTCTCATGGGATACAGTCTAATAACTTAAATAATTGTGCTGAACAAGTAGTCGTTACCTCTAGTACTAACTTTGTTTATAGTGCAAAAGTTAAAGCAGATGCGGAGTTATAATCATGGAAAATAATATGACAATTACAACAGCACAATACATTGTTGATATGGATGATAACAACACTTCCATCCAAGCAACAATAGACGGACAAGAGATGTTCGTCCCACTAGACCCAGCTAATCGTCACTACGCAGAAATACTCAAGCAAGTAGAAGCTGGTACTTTAACTATTGCGGATGCTGAGTAAAGAAACTTTGAGGTTGACAACCGTAATCAACTTGGGGTATAATGGCAACAATAGACCAAATAAGACAAGCAGCTGAGACTGACTTAGCAACATTCATCAAACTGATAGCACCTGAACAAGTACTAGGGCAATGTCACGAAGATGTTTGTGATTGGTGGACAAGACCAGATCATAAGTCACATCAGTTATTGCTGTTTCCTCGTGATCACGGTAAGTCAAGACTTATAGCTTATCGTGTAGCATGGGAATTAACAAAAGAACCAACTCTTAGAATCCTGTATATATCAGCAACAGCTAACCTAGCTGAGAAACAATTAGGATTCATAAAGGGTATCTTAACTTCTGAGATATACACAAGGTACTGGCCTGATCATGTCAATGCTGACGAAGGCAAACGTACCCGATGGACAAACTCAGAGATTATGCTAGACCATCCTGATCGTAAGAAAGAAAATGTTCGTGACCCATCTGTTTTTACTGGCGGCCTTACTACTTCTCTTACAGGGATGCACTGCGACATTGCTGTACTCGATGATATAGTCGTATACGAGAATGCGTACACAGGTGAAGGCAGAAATAAAGTTAAGAGCCAATACTCTCTTTTGTCATCCATTGAGGGTGCTGACGCAAAGGAGTGGGTAGTAGGTACTCGTTACCACCCAGCTGACTTATATAACGATCTTCTACAGATGACAGAAGACTTGTATGATGATGACGGTAATAAGACAGGTGATGACAACATCTATGAAATCTTTGAGAGGCCAGTTGAAGATAGTGGTGATGGTACAGGGCAGATGCTATGGCCTCGTACTCAAAGGAAAGACGGTAAGTGGTTCGGGTTCGACATACGAGTCCTAGCTAAGAAAAGAGGACAGTACTTAGACAAAGGACAGTTTAGAGCACAGTACTACAATGACCCAAGTGATCCTGATAATGTACCTGTAGGTCGTGATAAGTTTCAGTATTATGACCGTAAACACCTAAGACAAGACAATGGGTACTGGTTCTACAGAGACAATAAACTTAATGTATATGCAGCAGTTGACTTCGCATTTAGTTTATCTAAGAAAGCTGACTACACAGCTATCGTTGTCATAGGAATAGATGCTGAGAATAATGTGTATGTGTTAGATATTGACAGGTTTAAGACTGACCGTATATCTGATTACTTCCAACACATATTTGATTTGTCAACCAAGTGGTCATTCCGTAAGATGAGAGCTGAGACAACAGTAGCTCAGGTTGCAATCGTTAAGCAGCTAAAAGAATTAGTTAAACAACACGGTCTATCTATAAGTATAGAAGAGTACAGACCTAACAAGAACCAAGGTAATAAACAAGAACGTATAGCTTCAGCTTTAGAGCCTAGGTACGACAACCTTAGTATGTGGCACTACAGAGGTGGTAATACTCAAATACTAGAGGAAGAGTTATCCTCTCGCAACCCACCACACGATGACGTAATCGACGCATTGGCCTCTGTGGTAGACATGGCTATAAAGCCCTCACGTAGTGTAAGACGTACACGAGATAACGTTGTACAATTTAATTCAAGATTTGGTGGAGTTTCCTTCTAATGGCTGGCACAACAGTTGACATCGAAAATATTATTAATCCTCACAGTGTAGCAGTTGATATTGCAGACCGTTGGACATCATGGAATAATTCTAGAAAACCTAAGCTAGAGGAATGGAAAGAGTTACGTAACTATATCTATGCTACAGATACTCGTACAACATCTAACTCTAAGTTACCTTGGACTAACAGTACGACAACACCTAAGCTGACACAGATAGCTGACAACTTACATGCTAACTACTTCTCAGCTTTGTTTCCACAGAAACGTTGGTTCAGATTCGAAGCTGAAGACCAAGAGTCTAACACTAAAGCTAAACGAGATGTCATCCAAGCTTATATGGATAACAAGGTTCGTCAGTCTAACTTCGAGAATACAACAAGCAAGATACTCAACGATTACATCCAGTATGGTAACTGCTTTGCTACTATTGATTTTGTCAAAGACTATACAACGTATGAAGATGGTGAAAGGGTTGTCAACTACATAGGCCCTAAGCTAGTACGTATATCACCTTTCGATATTTGTTT